AAGTGTCATGCTTCGATTGTTGCCAATCTTCAGCACACTTGTCAATATGTTAATTGTGCCACAGGCACATTTTCTTATGCCGATACCCAACAAGCTCTCGCTTGCTCGGTTCGGCAAATCGAACACTAGTGTTTCATTCCTTCGTTCCTCAGTCATTCGATTTACCTCTCCTCACGCACTCCGCAAGTTGGGTCAGGCTGTCGTAAATCAAGCCAAGCACAGCTTGTCTTGACCCTTCGGGCTTCCATCCTTATCGGTATTGTAATCTTCTTGCGAATGATACATTCGCAAGCAACCAACATTGCGTGACCGCTCTGCCTGACTTGTCCCTTCTGAGCTTCGCCCAGAGAGGCAAGACAGACTCGCTTGCTACGACTCCAATGTGGAATTGCTTGTCAGCTCTTCTTCGCAGAGCCGATAAGCAAAGACCACAAAGTCGTCTATATGCTCCAAGCTCCCTACACTCGGCACTCGTTCCTCCGTGACATATACTTCACTTCGGCAAGCTATCGCTTGCACTACGTTTCGTGTCACTCCCCACTCGCACCTCGTTCCAGTCGGCGTCGCATGCGTCACGCGTACACACACACACGAGTTCCTATTTTACGAGATTGCTCGCTTAACGCTCCGCTACGAGCAACTCCATGCAAGACTACCCTTTCGGCGTAGCTCAAGGGTAGCCACAAGAACATTGCCTACCAGCCAGTCATTCGGACAAGCCGAATAACGATGTCTGCTAGTCTATGAGCTTGTGGTGTAATCTTGCATGACGCAAACATGGTCGTCGCGCTCACGCGCCTCCCTGTTGGGTAACGGACGCGTCGAATAAAGATACAAAAAAATAGCTCGGACATTCGTCCTCGACAAAGACTATTTTTTTTATCTTTACCAGCAGACCTTGTCTGCTTTTCTCCAGCGCCCTGTTAATCCTATAGTTGTTATAAGGAACTCGTATGTATGAGTTCTATAATTTTAACTTAAAGAAGGAGTCTATCATGGACATCAAAACTAAAATCGACAAAGTAATCAGTACATATCGTATCACAGAAGACCATATGGATAGCACATGGTCGAACATGCAGAAGGCACTCGACAAGAAGTCGACTGCCAATGTCTACGCTTCGCTTGACCCTCAGTTGGCTATGCTGAAGGTACTTGAGTACCTCATGGGAGATGGCAACATCTTTCATCCCTATGAGATGTACTTCAATATCGATGCAAGCGAGCATCGATACCAGAAGCAAGTCGGAACGACAGCTTCTGGGGAGAAGATTATGGAGGACTCAGATGAAGTTGTCCCAACAGGACAACTTGGTACACTCCGCTTCATCCAACCAATCCTTGAGTCTTTTCACAAAAAGACTCGCGATGGCAAAGACAACTCTGCCATCGCACAGACCTTAAAGGTTGCTGGATACCAGCAAGCTAAAGCTCTACGAGATGCGGCACTTGCCAACAAAGGAGCTGGTACTCGTGACAACGACTGCATCGAGCATGACATTGAAAGGTCTGACACCAATACCGCAACTGCTACTCGCATCTACGAGATTCAATCAGTTGTCGAAGCTTGGTACAAGGCAACTCAGGGAGAGGCTTTTGTTCCATGGTCACAAAAGCAAGCACAAGCTGACACAGCTTCTGCTGAGCAAGAGCAAGCCTTGCTCGACCAAATCCGAGCAAATGCAAAGACTCGCAAGGTACTCAGTAACCAAGTTACTGAGTCCAAGCTTAAAGAGCAAGCTGACGAAGCCGATGGCATCGACAGCTAATCCTTCAACTCGAGCAGTACCCACTGGGTACTGCTCTCCTTTCAGGAGAAATCAAATGATTCGCTACGCTCTCATAAATCTATTCATGCTAACATGTACTTTGTACATGATAGCCGTGATTATACTAGCCATATAATGGCTAGTATAACACACGCAGTCTGCGTGCTAATCGCACGAAAATTTTCCTCGCTGTCTACATGCTGACGCATGCAATGATAACCATCGCTCGTCTTTACAGACTCGCGATGCCGTCAAGTCAGAGGGGGGACTGCGCTTGCGCGAGTGTTGCGCGACGCAACCTCATGCTAACGCAAGTAAACTCAACATGAGTTGGAAATGATTTACGTTCCGATAACACAGTCATTCCATCTCGCATCAAGGTTTCCCTTCGGCGGCTTCGCCGACCTTGACGCTTGGAATGGCCGTGTTATTCGGACGTTGTTTTTTAAAGGAGAAAGCTATGCTTAAATTATATGAAGTCACTCGATACTGGGGTGTTGACCATCTGTTCGACAGCGAACTCAACAGCGTGAAGTATCACAGATTACTCAACAATGGTGACATACAGATATGGATGACATACTGTAAAGACCCACAAAAAACCATGTATGAACTGGTCGATGTCGCATGTGGCGACAGCCGAGTTTACTCTCGATTGTCTGACGCAATGGCGATGGGTATTCTATACTACATGGAGAAGCAACCCAGGTATGCAACGATGGGTGGATTACAAACTCAAGATGACAAACAGAAAGAAGAAGTATGAAAACATATACTAATGAAATTGCTATGGCAAACTCAAAGAAGTTATACCCTTACAAGGTGATAACGTTTAAGAAACAGTTCCAAGAAGACATTGATTGCTATGATATATTCTACGCAAGTTGTCAGCATTGGAACGACAACTATGAAGTTGTCGACATATACTTTTATGTAGACAAATCATATGGTCTAAACAAATGGTGCTGGCGTGCAAGATATGGAGATGAAGAATCAGAACATGAATCTGGATACGTCAGCAGTATGGTAGAACATGAGACATTCATGCGATGGTTTGTTGATTTTCAAAACAGATACATCAATGGATTGTATACAGTAAAGAGTGGATTTAATTAATTTTTTAACCTATAATCATAAGTGGAGAGAACTATGACAGATGAAACATTTTATTATTGTAAAGAAATCCTAAGGCAGATTCAGTATGCAGACCCAAATGCAATGAACTGCTGGGGAGTTATTGTTGGTCACAACTGCTTTGCGTTGCCGGAATCAAAGGAACGCAGAGCTGGCATCAAGATGATGACCAACGGCTTCAAGCACAAAGGTCGCGTTGATGTTGACCTTACTTGGGCAGATGATTACACAATCAAGTTTTACGGACCAACAATAAACCAGAAACTAAATGTTATCAAAACTTTGGAGCGAGTGTATGCGCCAGAGCTTTGCCGTACTCTCGATATCCACATCGAGAGTGGACCTGATTCACCAGTTCAAGAGTTACAATTCACAACAACTGTCACGGAGGTAAACTAATGGACAGATACAAAACACAGAAGGATAAGATACTACACCATCTCAAAACTCATGGTGGTATCACACCGAAAGAAGCACTCTTTCAGTATGGCTGCATGAGATTGTCAGCTCAGATACTCAACATCAAAGAGGATGGAGTTCGGATTGTCACATTGATAAAACAAGACGGCGATGCACACTTTGCAGAGTATTGGTTAGAAGAAAGGTTCAAGAAGGAGCATGCTCAGACATACCAGTATAACCTTGCCAACAGCGGCAAGGATATACCGCTACCAAAAGCATACTTCAAGAAGGACAGACAGTACTACGAAGACAGAGCTGATGAACACTTCCAAGAAATATGAACATGTAGGAACATTCGTGTGGCATAACTTGACACACGATGTGCGAGTGAGTCGTGACTATCTCAACTATTCAGAGCATGGTATGCCCTATGTAGTTGACCACTTCGAACTCAATGTAACCGATGTAAATGGTAATACAGTAAAGAGTCCGCTGACAGAAACTGGGTATCGTTCGTACATGCTTGCGCGAAAGTCAGAGCATTACGGAGGTACAACTCATTGTGATACTCCTATAAGCAATGAGGAGTTTCTGTCCAGCTTAAAACAAAAACTAGGCGATGAGCCACAACAGAAGGAACTATTATTATGAAATCAGTACGAGGAAAAGAAATGGTAACACTAGAAGAGAGACTGCGTAGAGATATGCTATTCTATGAATCATTATCAGAAGACGAGCAACGCATACCATCAAGCAGTGTTCGTTATGATTTTGGTAGAGTCAAAGATGCTATCAAAGAAATTGTAGATTACTACGCATTTGTAGACGACACTAGAAATGAAACCAATGTACCGACCAATGGTGAAGCCAAAGTAGCTGGTCGTACAATACATTATGGGAGCGATGATGTCACATCCAATTAATGATGTAATACTAGCTGGTATCGAGGACAAGGTGAACGATATGCCTTGCCTCGAGCTACTAAACTATTGTGATGAAGTGGGTATCAAAACAACTAATGTTCCAATGGAAGTTCTAATGGACTTAGTTATTGAACACCTAACTGAAAAAGCAATGCAACCTTAACAAAAAAGGGGAGGTGCCGAACCTCCCCAGTTTGAAGGATACTATCATGAAAAAACTTTCGTCTAATCAAGTTCGTATACTAGCAACAATAAAGCTATATCACGACAAGTCAAACCCAAAACCTCCACGAATAACAAATAGAATTATTCGGAAAGAACTGCCTGACCTCAAGCCAGGAACAATCAGTACAACTCTGCATACATTAGAACACAAATACGGATTCATTATTGCAGTAAAGGTACATGACTACGAGCGAGTGTTGTATGCAAACAACAAAGCTGGCAGTATCAAAAAATATTTTATTACCGCATTGGGTAACAAAACAATCAATAGATACTTGCTTTTAGAGGCAAGACGTAGTAGACCTAGACTCTATGAAAAGTTATTTGGAACAGCTAACAATTCAATCCGAGAATCAGAAGGTCAGTTTGCGTGATGCTTTTAACTGGGCTGGTCTATCAAAGACCACCTACTATAGACAATGGAAAGGCACAGAACTACGCTATGCAACTGCTATCAAGATTGAACGAGCTATTTACCAGCTTGCGACGCTCCAAAAAAAGTAAAGGAGTAGAGCAACGAGCATGGCAGAAGTGTGATGCTTGTGGTCAGCAGACTCAATACTTTGTAGTCTTTCTGTATAAGAGCAGTTTGATTTGTCATAAGTGCTATGAGGAGGATACATGGTTAGCAAAAATAAAGCAAAAGGAAGCTATCACGAACGATGGTTTCTAAAGCTATGGAATAACTTAGGAATAAAGACAAAGAAACAACCACTATCGGGCAGTTTAGGTGGTGAATACAAAGGGGATTTGACTATCGAGATTGATGGTCAGGTTCTCTTTGTAGAAGTAAAGTATCGAGACAAGAGTTCGTTTCCAAACGTATTCAATCTTCTTGAAGATAGGGACATGGCAGTCTGCAAACGCAAGGCTGGCGACCCTAGATACTGTGTAATAATTAGTGACCGAGTATGGGAATCAACATTTAAAAAACTTATTGGAGGATAACATGAAAGTTATAAATCATCTTGAAAATCTAAAACCATTATCAAAAATTGAGGCGAAGTATCTGTATGGAGATACCTCTGGTGAGGTAGAACATTCAGAGCTTTCGACCAGCAAACAGCTATGGAAAATTCAAGACCTGACTAACAAATGTTTTGCAATGTATTTTAAAATCACAACTGTTGCTAACAACTATCAAGTTGAAAACTCTTACAAGTCTGGAAGAACAACTCTAAGACTATTAAATGAGTTAAGTGTGTTTGAAATGCCTATGCGTAAAGAGCATGCTAATACAAAAATCAAAGCATTGACTGATGTTCTGGAAAAAACTTTACCAGAATATTCTGAGTTAGTTCAAACCGCAATCAAATCAAGGAGTGCATAATGTCAGAAGTAGTATCTATTGGGAATGGTGGCAATGTTGCCACCCTTCTCACATTCCGTTCACCAGCTAGAGCAAACGAACAGCTTGTAAAAGAACTCAATGCTCTTGAGTCTGTAGATGTACGCATGCTCGATGTCAGCTGTACCAAGCTTGCCGATGCTCTCGCCGCCAAAGCAAATGTAGAAGCGTACCTAACACCACATAGACCGGAAAGAGTTCGCCAGCTATTCAGTCGCTGGAAGTATCTGTTCCAACGTCCATACGAAACAAGTATGGATGAGTGTAGTGAGCGTGTCGAGATGATGATTGATAGTCTGGTTGATATGCCAGCAGATTGCATTATGCATATCTACAATGTATCTATCAAAACATTTCGTATACTTCCACCCTACTCAGACATATACGGACTGATAAAAACAGACCTAGAAAGACGCAAATTTTATCTCGATAGGTTTGATTATTTTGTTGACCAGTTGCAGAAGTGAGACTACAATCGCCATATAAATAAGGAGAAAACTATGGATAGACAAGGATTTATCGGTGGCACAGATGCCATCAGAATTATGAATGGAGAGTGGCTGGAGCTGTACCAAGAGAAGGTAGGGCTTACCGAACCAGAAGATTTATCAGAGGTGCTAGCTGTTCAGCTCGGTGTACACACAGAGCGTTTCAATCTCGACTGGTGGAAGCAAGAGCATGAGCCAGGGTTTCAGTTGTCAGGAGCGAAGAGCCATTACCAGACAAAGCTATCAGTATCTGGCAATGGTGTGCCGCTTCAAGGTACAACAGATATGATGGTGATGACTAATCAAGGCACAAGCTTTATCGTAGAAGCAAAACATACAAATGCATTTACAAATATGGCTAGTGTTATCGAGAGATACATGCCACAGATTCAGCTGTACATGTACTTGCACCAACTATATTGCGACAAGAAAAATGTCAGACCTGATGGGTGCTACCTATCTGTAATATTTGGTAACTCAAAGTGGGAGTCAAAGCACATAGGCTATGACCCAGTATACGTTGCAACAATGATGGAAAGAATCAAAGAGTTCTGGTCGCATGTTGTAGACAAGCGACCTCCTAGCAATCGTGATGCGGAGACCCCAGATATCTCAAGCATCGCGATTGATAGGAAGGTCAAGATGGACATGAACTTGGACAACGAGTGGATGTCAGACGCGCATGACTATGTTGATACGCTCGAGTCTGCAAAGAAGAACGAGTCAGCCAAGAAAAGATTGATGAGCCACATACCACCTGATGTATACCAGATGGATTGTAGTTTATTAACTGTAAACATAACCGACAAAAGAAGAACAATCAAAGTGAAGGAGCAATCATGAGAGGTAAAAGAAGAAAAGATAAAGAGCTGTGGTCAGGTAAGTGGCTTACAATTCATAGAGTTGAGATTCATCCAGATGATGATTTCAGCATGATAGTTGAAGACGACAGACATTTTAATTTACGAGAGTTTGATGAATTAAAAATGCATCCACAAGATGTAAGAATGATTGCCAAGCTAGCTAGATTAAATGCAGAAAAATTAAAGGAGGACGCATGAACAAGAAAGACCCTGAATACAATGCAACCATGTTGAAGAAACAGAACATGGAATTATGGAACTCACTAGCAGAATCAGATATGAAATACCTGAAGCCAGTTTCGTTTGGTTCTCGTAAGTTTATATCTATTGACCCACAATATCAGGTAAGAAAAATGACTGAAAAGTTTGGTCCAGTAGGTCAAGGGTGGGGATACAATGTAGAATATGACTATCCATCTAGTGATGGTGTGATATTGATTGTAGCAAAAGTAAGTATCTGG